ATGTTATTGCAGAAACTATTGATGGATTTGTCATTGAAGCCACTGATGCAGCCATATCTGAACTTACTAGTTTAGGTATGTTGTCAGAAGATGACAGTCATATTGTTTATGGTGAAGTAAATCATGACATGGCGGATGACGAAGAAGTAGAAGAAGCTGAATATCAGGGCCGTAAAGTACCACTGGGTAAACCCATGGCTGGCGATGTAAAGAAATCCAAAGTCTATGTTAAAAATCCCAAAACTGGCAAAGTTATCAAAGTAAACTTTGGTGACAAAAATATGCGCATCAAGAAAAATATTCCTGGTCGTCGTAAGAACTTTCGTGCTCGTCACAACTGTGACAATCCTGGTCCACGCACCAAAGCACGTTATTGGTCATGCAGAGCATGGTAACGGAGAAATAAGATGATTGATACACTATTATTGTTGGCAGTTGGTATTGTAATTGGTTGGCATATTCCTCAACCCAGCTGGGCCAAAGCTGCACTGGACAAGTTAAAATCCTATTTTACAAAATGAAAATAAACGAAGTTATAATTGAGGGAGCTCTGCGCACTTCCAGTAAGTATGCACTGCCTGATGCTGAAGTTTTTGATGATCTGGACAACGGTCATCCATACTACATGTATCGTTTTGGTGTAGCCTTAGCTGGGTCTCCCGATAATTTCGGTGACATCAATGGCCCAACTCGTAGTAATCTGGTGACCATTGGTTATACTGATGCTGACCGTGAAATAATTGATGCTGCCAAGCGTCATCTGGGTCGCAAATCCACTAGAATCAGTAAAAAGAAATCTCAAGAAATGCCAGACGTAAACCGTCAGAGTCCTGTACAGCCCAAGGGCCCAGTACGACGCAAATCCAAATGAAAGAATATCGTTTAACCAGCTCCGACTTTGTACCAGAAGGTGAAACTGGTGATCCAGACGCCTTCATGGATGCCCGGCAGCTACACGAATTAAAAAAATTAGCCGGACTGGTCAAGGAAGATTATTATACAGCCGGCGGTCACGATCCAGAATTAACCACCCCCAATGATAGTAACGGTAATCCCATGAGTCCAGTGGGTAGTAATATCAGCATTACTGGTATGGAAAAACGTGAGTTGGAACGACGTAACAATATAAAACCCGGAACACCTGAATGGTTCCAACTTTGGTTCAGCCTCCCTTACCTGACAGGAGAAAAGCCAGTGGGTGATGCACCAGCTGTTAAAACTCCACGTAAGTCAGCAAATTAAGCTATCTTCTTATTAACTCCCAAATATTGATTCCATGATGCTTGTCTGACTTTAAAGTCAGTCTGCTTCCATTTGTTTACTAAATTATAATAGTCAGGCGCATACGGCATAACTTTGGGGTTGATTAGTTTACTACCTTTTCTGTGATTACATGACTTACAACTGGTAGTAGAGTTCTCCCAAGTGGTCTTGCCACCAGCACTGCGTGGAATCACATGGTCAATAGTCAGCTCATCAAAATCAAAGATTTCTTCACAGTACTGACACTTAAACAAGTCACGCAAATACATATTGTAGCGGCTGAACTTGACGTGTTTTTTATACTTAAAGTAGTCTTTGGTAACGCAGACACTGGGCACATTTATGGTCAATCGCTCAGAACGGATTAGCCAGTCGGGATAGGTTTCCAGAACAGTTATACGACCCAAAAACATTAATTTCACGGCGTGTTGGTAATCAATTACTGACAAGGGTAGAATTGAAATGGGTTCGTAGTTTGCATTTAAGAGTAGTGTATGGGACATTTTGATTCACATGGGTTTCGATACTAAATATTTATAATAACATATAATGGAATAAAAGTAAATGTCTGATGACAATCAGTTCGTCCGCCCAGCCAATATAAGCATAGCACTGACCAATGAACAGATCAGTGAGTATACAAAATGTGCTGATCCAGTCACTGGATACAAGTACTTTATGGAGAATTACTTTTATATACAGCACCCAACCAAGGGTAAACTACTTTATGATCCCTTTGCCTTTCAGGTCAAATTGATTGATAATTATCATAGCAATCGTTTTTCAGTATCCATGATGCCCAGACAGACTGGTAAAACCACAAGTGCAGCTGGATACCTATTATGGTTTGCCATGTTTAATCCTGATCAGACTGTATTGATTGCTGCCCACCAATATAGCGGTGCTCAGGAAATTATGCACCGTATTCGTTATGCATATGAAATGTGTCCGCAATGGCTTAAGGCCGGAGTAGAAGCTTATAACCAGGGAAATATCGACTTTGACAACAAGAGTCGTATCGTAGCACGAGCAACGACTGAAAAGACTGGGCGAGGTATGTCACTTTCATTGCTATACTTAGACGAGTTTGCGTTTGTAAGACCCACTATTGCCCGTGAATTTTGGACTGCTATATCCCCCACACTAAGCACTGGTGGTAAATGTATTATCACAAGCACTCCCAATTCAGACGAAGATCAGTTTGCCTACATCTGGAAGCAGGCCAACAAACGTACTGACTCATACGGCAATGAGACCAAGTTGGGTGTAAATGGATTTAGCCCATTTAAGGCACACTGGAGTGAACACCCAGATCGCAGCGAAGCTTGGAAAGATGAGGAAATTGGGCGTATTGGTGAGGAGAGATTCCGTCGAGAACATGAACTAGAATTCATTATTAACGACGAGACTCTGATTAAACCCACTACATTGGTAGAGATGGATGGTATCGACCCCATTGAACGGCAGGGGCAGGTTCGTTGGTATACCAAGCCCAAGCGGGGAAATACTTATGTTGTAGGCTTAGACCCCAGTCTAGGCACTGGTGGAGATCATGCAGCCATTCAGGTCATTGAATTGCCCAGTTTCCGCCAGATTGCTGAGTGGCAACACAATAAAACGCCCATACAACGGCAGATTGTAATACTACGAGAGATTTGTCAATACTTGTACGATAGCACTGGTAACGACAACGATATCTATTACAGTGTAGAAAACAATACATTAGGTGAAGCGGCATTGGTAACTATTGCAGAAGCCGGAGAAGAAAGTATACACGGAGTCTTTATGACTGAACCGGGTCGGGCTGGTGTTGGTCGTATGCGCAAGGGATTTACTACCACTAATAAGAGTAAAATTACAGCCTGCGCAAAACTCAAAAATTATGTAGAAAACAAAAAAATGCACTTGGCCAGTAAGAACTTAATCAGCGAACTTAAAACATTTGTGGCACATGGTACTAGTTTTGCAGCCAAACCGGGAGAAAACGACGACCTGGTCATGGCTATTATATTGACTATTCGTATGATTGGGGTACTACAAGGATACGATAGTGCTCTGGACATGCAACTACGAGATCAGAGTGAGAATATAGACCCCATGCCCTTTATATTAATGTAGGCTAAATACTGTATGCGAGAAATAGAAAACATTGCTTCGGCCCTATTTGACAAGATTCGTACTAGATTTACTGATGTTAATCTAGGAGATGAACGAGCTCGATCCACCACGGATCCTGAAAAAGCTCGTTATTTTAACTACGATTATACTAGTCAGAATGGTGAATCTTTTGGTAATATTACCATGAGTTTAATTGACGAAACCAGTCTCAAAGTGTACTTTGACAAAACAATCACTGATTCTTTAGATGATGAACAGCGTGTTGAATGGTTTGGTTTTTTACGCAGCTTGCGTGCCTTTGCCAAGCGCAATTTGTTAAACTTTGACATACGCGACATTACCAAAAGCAATCTAGACCTAAAAGACATCAAACAACAGAGCAAGAGTGATAGCGTGAATACTATTGACGATATTAAAGTTACTGAAAGCCGCCTCTGGGGTACAACTCGCAGCAGCTACCAGGAAATGGGCCCAGTTCGTATCATTGTCCGTCATAGTGACAATGTAGATGAGACCAAACGTGGTGCTCGTAGCCGCCACATTGAAGCAATATTTTTAGAAACCCAATTAGGGGAGCGCCGTCTGTTGCCATTTAAAAATATGACTGGCGCCCGTGCCATGGCTCAACATTGCAGTCAGGGTGGTGCACTTGATGATGAAATTGGTGAAAGCATTGTTGGCATGTGTGAAGAAATGTCTAACATGGCACATTTTTGTCGCGAAGCCAAGCGCAGAGAATTTGAAGATAGTGAAACAGCTGAAATGGCCAAGGCCGCCGTGCATCGTTACGGCGAATTGAAAAACAAATTACACCGTGTTGGTGGCCGCCGAGGCTATTTAGACTACAAAGAGTGCTGGATGCCCGAGTCAGATGTAGAAGAAGAAATTGATGTAGATAGCTTACGTGAAAGATTTGTTAAAAAGATTTATGACGATCGTTTTAACGAAGCTTTACCTTATGTGTATCGTGCCTACAAACGCGAGCAACAGGCCATGGAAAGTACCATGGGCGAAGAATTTGAATCCTGGGCCAATGAAGTAACTGAAATGAATCTAGAAGAAGATTTGGGCGATCATAAAGAAGAGATTGGCGAATTAGATCGCTTGATGGAGAAACCCATTGCTGCCGGTATAAATGGTTTGGACGCAATTGGTGCCCTACGAGACATCATTGGTGATACCAGACTAGATGATAAATTACGTGCCCTGTCCAATGATACCGGTGACACGGCTGATGCCAGACCACTAGTTATTGAATGGTTACAGGATCATGGCCACGCTGATCTGGCATTGCGCTACAGTCAAAACTACACACAACAACAGACGCCAGCCGTGGCACAACAACCGCAGTCAGCTGCACCAAATGCCACTGGTTCCACTGGTATGGATGCACCCAATGTAGCTGAAGAAGCTGACCCACTGGACTTTCTAAGAAGCCTAGCTGGACTAAAAAGATAACTGTGTAAAAGGATTTCTAAAATGAACCCAGATTTTTTCAGAAAGTATAGTGATTTAATTACTGAATCGGAAGTTACTGAACAAGCCAGTACAGTATCAGTTACCTTTGTCAATTCAGGAACTGGTGAAAAACATGGTACAAAAGAAGTACAAAATTTAGGCCTAGGTTTAGATCAAGCTGGTAGACCAGTTATGACCGTGTCCAGTCCTTACTCGCCAGGTAACAAATTACAAGCCCATTTTGATGCAGCCAAGGGCGGTTGGGTTGTTGATTTAGATTAATTAATAATGGATGACGACCACCTGCCTGGTTGGGCACCACAGCGGTCGTCAGACAATTTACATATACTATACGGTAGCTTTAATCCACTCTGGATGGCTGGAAAGTTGGAGAAACTAATAGTAGACCAAGCATCTGACTATTTCACCAAAAAATATCCAAATCAAAAAATACATATCATTGTACCCAGTGCATACAGCATGAAGTCTCTGATCGAGCATATTTTCAATATAAATGCAGATATACTTATAGTTTGTAGTCTTACAGATCCAGTTGACCCTCAATTACTGACAACAATTAACAATAAAATTGTAATAGAACTTGGTTACACTACCAATGGAATTCCTTTAGATTTTTGGGCCATTGCATGTAGTAAATTTTTTAAACACTATGCTGAATGTGAACTAATGCCCAGTAGTTTTAGTTATCTATTTTTAAACTATAACCGAAAACCACACCCACACAGAACACAACTAGTTTCTAGTATGGAGCGGTTGGGTATGCACAAATTAGGATGCATCACTCTAGCAGATAGTGTATACACTGTTAATGATCTGTCTGAGGATTACGTACTATATGGTAGCAATGACGTAGCGCAGGACTTGGAAATACCCAACGACATTTATAGTCTTGGTCGTCTAGATATCTGGAATCAAAGCTTTATTAACCTAGTTAGCGAAACATGCCCGCCCGGATTTTCTGGATTATTTTTAAGTGAAAAGATATTTAAACCCATTATCGGCATGCGCCCATTCATTATTAATGGTAATGTGCAAATTTACAATTGGTTAAGAAACTACGGATTTGACTGTTTTGAAGATATGTTTCCAGTGGAGTTACTATTGCAACGTCCGGAAGATGCACCATCTATCATACTAGATTCACTGATAAATTATACCAACTGTGATTTAACCCAAATGTATAGTAAAATACTACCAAGATTACAGCACAATCGTAATACTTTTTTTAAACACGCAAATGAACATACCGTTTATCCTTTCTCATTATGATGGATTTGGTCATGTAGTAAGAGAAACAGACCAATACTTTTTGATATGCATGGACTCCTTCTATAATAGAAATGGCGGAAATGCTGGTGTTAACGAATTATTGTACGAAACTTCCAAAAGAGCTCGAGGAAAAATTGTGGTTTTCCTATTTCAGGATGGTGCCAATAGTGATCTAGCTCAGCCACTGATTCAAATTATAATCAAGCAGTTGGATCTTACTGAGGATAGCTGTGTGGTAGTCAATTACGGACCAGCCAGTATCCCCAATGCCACTGTCGTTGATATTGAAAGTTGGCGAATTTGGGAGAAACAAATTATTCCACACATTCAACACTTACCACTAGCTGTACCGGATTTTAATAAAAAGTTTGCTGCACTTTTTGCGAGATTTGATATATACAGACTGAAACTATTTCGTCATCTGTATGACAAATATTCCGACAGTTCATTGTTAGCATTCAATACTTCATTTTACAATTATAGCCATAAGTTTCAACAGGAATTTTCTGATGACGAACAGTGGTGCAAAAATCATTTGCCAGTTAATCTAGACCTAGAGCAAGATGAAGTTCGCGTGAGTGGTCACGTGCCTTATCAAAAAAGTTTAGAAGGTATTGGAGACCTATATCAACAATATTTTATTGAAATAGTGGTGGAAACTGATCCGCACAGTAAATTATTTTTTACTGAAAAAACTATGAAAAATTTCTGGTTAGGCAAACCTTTTATATTATTTTCCGGTGCAGGTAGCCTGGCATATCTTAGATCCCGTGGGTATCAGACCTTCAGTCCATATATAAATGAACAGTATGATGAAATTGAAAATGATTATTTAAGGTTGGAGATGATTAAGTTGGAGATTGATCGTCTGGCTTGCATGAGTATGGATGAGCTCAAAAAACTGTACTCAGATATGCGCCATATTTTTATACATAATAGGAATCAAACAATAAAAAATTTAGAACAATACTCAGGAACAATTACCAAAATAATTTAACCTTTTTCTTTGACTCTGCATAAATAAATGCGTATACTGTACTCATGTGCAGTATTCTTAGGCACATTATATCATGGCACATTTTAGGAGAAAACATTATGGCAATGACATTAGCGGAAATCCGCGCAAAACTTCAAGCATCAGAATCCCGCGGTACAGGCAATTCACAGAGCGGCGGTGACAACACTGTATACGCACACTGGAACATCGCCGAAGGCACCACAGCCCGTATCAGATTCTTACCCGATGCAAATCCCAAGAACAGTTTCTTCTGGGTAGAACGAGCAATGATTCGTCTACCATTCGCTGGCATCAAAGGCCAGTCAGACAGCAAACCTGTGGTAGTTCAAGTACCCTGTGTGGAAATGTACAACGATGGTTCGGCTTGTCCGATTCTGGCAGAGGTACGTGCTTGGTTTAAAGACCCTGCATTGGAGGAAATGGGTCGCAAGTATTGGAAGAAACGTTCATACCTATTCCAGGGTTTTGTTCGCGACAATCCAATTGGTGACGACAAGACTCCAGAAAATCCCATCCGACGTTTCGTTATTAGCCCACAGATTTTCAATCTGGTCAAGAACGCATTGTTGGATCCAGAAATGGAAAATCTACCCACAGACTATCAGGCGGGTCTAGACTTTAACGTCAAGAAAACCAGCAAAGGTGGTTATGCCGATTATTCAACATCAACTTGGTCACGCAAAGAGTCAGCTTTGACTGCTGATGAAGCGGCTGCTATCGAACAGTTTGGTTTATATAACCTGAACGACTTCTTACCCAACAAGCCCAGCGACGTTGAGTTAAAAGTAATCAAGGAAATGTTTGAGGCGTCAGTTGATGGGCAACCATACGATCCAGATCGTTGGGCCAATTACTACAAGCCCAGTGGTTTCCAGGGTGGCAGTTCAAATGAGTCAGCACCACGTGCAGCGGCGCCAGTGGCAACACCTGCTCCAGCGGCACAGCATGATGATCCACCATTTGAGCCTGATGAGGACACACCAGTCGCATCAGCGCCAGTGGCTGCACCGGCCGCAGCCAAGCCTTCTAGCCAACGTGCTGAAGACATCCTGGCAATGATCCGAAATCGTCAGAAGTAACTAGGTTTTATTGGGGGTACAGTACCCCCAATAGATACAATCGACAATGGCACCATCAATTTCAACACAGCAACTCAGTCAATATCTTGAAACCACTCATGGATATCAGATAATTGGAATAATGGATCTTGACTGGTTGAATGGTCAATCGAGAAATACGTTATACAAAGCATTTAAACAGTGGCATAGGCTGGTGTTTGAATCCAATGAAAAGATAATTTTGTATAGTAGAACTACTATAACTAATGAGATGTTACAACATATCCAAACATGTGGTTCGTCGATTGATATACCTAATTATTTTATTCTAGTATGCAGTCCAACAATTGATCAATACGAACTTGACGTAGTCAGACAGCAATATTCGATTGATAATAATTCCATTACATCATTACAGATACAGTTTTTAGATCAAACAATATCAGAAACCACAAATGCAGCACTAATATTACCAAGAACATTTTGTTTTAGTCCCTGGGCACACCTAGAAATTTCCTCCAGAGGGGAGTTTAAACCGTGTTGTGTATTTAAAGAATCAATAAAGGACTCCAACGGACGCTCTTATAATATTAAGTTGGATACCGTGGAGCAGGTATATAATAGCGATTACCTAACTAATTTAAGAAATCAATTTCTTAACGGTGATTCGCCAGCAGGATGCTCGACCTGCTGGCACAAGGAACAAAATCACGGTACTTCTAACAGATTGTGGCTCAGTGACCATCTTGGCGTAAATGCACATTTTTTGAATATAGAAAAAGCATCAATTGACAATTTGATTAGTTTAGATATAAAATTAGGTAATCTTTGTAACTTTAAATGCAGAATTTGTACTCCCGGATCCAGTTCAAGAATTGCTGAAGAGCAAGTTAAGCATTTCAACTCAAACATACACCTTAAGGATCTTAATGCTAGGGGGCAATGGGTCGATAATGAATACATTTGGAAAATGTTTGAAGTACTAGGTAAACAATTAATTAATATTGATTTTTATGGTGGGGAACCGTTTCTTATCAAACAACAGTTGATATTTTTAGATTATCTAATAGAAAATGATTACGCTAAAAATATCAGATTACATTATAATTCAAATGGTTCAGTGTACCCCATGCAGCTTTTTGAAAAATGGAAACAATTTCGGGCTGTGGACGTAGCATTTAGTATAGATAATATTGGATCTAGATTTGAACTAGAGCGTGGGGGAACTTGGGATCAAGTTGAAAATAACTTAGATAAATTCATAAAGTATAAATTACCAAACATGGAGTTAAGTATTTTTAATACTATAAATGTTCAAAATGTATATTATATTGATGAGTTTTTGCACTGGTTTGAAGAAAAAAAATTCAACGTTCTGACATTTAATTTATTGGAAAGCCCCAACTTTTTGAGTATAACAACAATGAGTCCAGAATTGACTGAAACGGTATTGAAGCAATTGTACCAGATACCACATGATAAATTAAAAAAATATAATATTCTTCCCATAATCACTTTACTTGAACAAAATATGCATACTGAAAATTTAATTGACCAATTAGCAGATTATATGCTAAAATTAGATTTAGTCAGGAACCAGAAATTTAATCACTCACATCACGAAATAACAGATATCATTTATAAAGGAAAAAATTATGAAAAAGCCCTTTGATCTAAGTAAGTTCCGCAAGGACATTACTAAATCAATCGAAGGCCTAAGCATTGGCTTTCATGATCCAACTGATTGGATCAGTACTGGTAACTATGCATTAAACTATCTAATCTCAGGCGACTTCAAGAAAGGCGTACCACTGGGTAAAGTAACAGTATTTGCCGGTGAATCAGGCTCGGGCAAGAGTTATATTTGTTCCGGCAACTTAGTCAAAAACGCACAAGAGCAAGGCATCTATGTAGTTCTAATCGATTCAGAAAACGCACTGGATGAGACCTGGTTGCATGCTCTGGGTGTGGATACATCAGAAGACAAACTTCTGAAATTAAACATGGCTATGATTGACGATGTGGCTAAAACTATTTCCACATTCGTTAAAGATTACAAAGCTTTGCCTGAAGCAGACCGCCCCAAAGTTCTATTTGTGATTGACTCGCTGGGTATGTTGTTGACCCCAGTGCAAGTTGATCAGTTTGACTCAGGCGGTATGAAAGGTGACATGGGTCACAAGCCACGTGCGCTAAAATCTCTAGTGACCAACTGCGTTAACATGTTTGGAAGTTTAGGTATCGGTTTAGTTGCAACTAACCATACATACGCAAGTCAAGACATGTACAACCCTGATCCAGTGGTCAGTGGTGGTGCTGGTTTTGTGTTTGCATCCAGTATTCTGGTGGCTATGAAGAAACTCAAGCTGAAAGAAGACGAAGATGGTAATAAAGTCACTGATGTTTTGGGTATCCGTAGTGGTTGTAAGATCATGAAAACTCGATACGCTAAACCTTTTGAAGACATTCAGATCCAGATTCCTTATGAAACTGGTATGAATCCTTATTCGGGCTTTTTTGATCTGATCGAAAAACGTGAGATGATTAAAAAAGAGGGCAACCGTTACACATACACAGACCTCAATGGAGAAGTACATAAGTACTACCGTAAGGAATGGAATAAAAACGAAAACGGCGTTATGGATCTGGTTATGAGTGAATTTTCAGCCAAGGAAAAACTCGTGGTACAGGAAAATATTGCCATTGAATCAGAGGAAGATATAACAGAATGAGTATCGACGTCGAAGTACTGAGTGAAGTATATACTATCCTAAAGCAATATATTCCTGCTAAGGATAGGCAAGAGGCAGCTGATAACTTATTGAGTGTCATGGTTGATATGTTGGGTGACCAAGAACTCAAAGAGTTCAGTGCCACTGATGCTGCTCTTAAACGAGCATTCAAGCAGTATGCAGAAGATGAAGATTTGGACGAATTTGACGACGATTACGACGAATAATGTGGTATAATCGTGTAATTAATGACCTGGCAGAAATTCCAGCATTTATCCATCATTATGAAACTGAATTAAATGTAGCCAAAGGCGAAATATTAATTCGTGGTAATGTTGAAAAAAATGTAAGTAATCTGCCAGGAATTACTGAACAGCGTTTCAATCAATTACAAGAGATTGAGGCGGTACTTAATTATTTGAACATACAGTTACGTAAAATACGCCGCAAACATTTTCAAAAATACTTGGAGGCATATGCCAGGGCACTGACCAGCCGTGATGCTGAGAAATATGTAGATGGTGAAGACGAAGTTATTGATTTCGAAACTATAATTAACGAAGTGGCCCTATTGCGCAACAAATGGTTAGGAATTATGAAAGGGATTGAAAGTAAAAACTTTATGCTAGGACATGTAGTAAGATTGCGAACTGCTGGCATGGAGGACATCATAGTATGATTGACTGGAAAGCTCGAGCAGATGAGTTGATTGAAGAATATGTCTTGTGTTGTCGTGCTAAACCATACGACAACACAGTTGATATACAGATAGAAAAAGATAACTGCGGTAAATGGGCCACCAATCTCGCTACACAAAGAAGTTGGGGTACTGAATTAGAAGTGGCCGAAGCTTGTTATCAATTGGAATCACGGTTAAAAAAACTTAAAGAAAAAGTAGTCATTGAGATATTAAAAAATGGATCAGTTTAAAAATGCTGAAGCAAGCCACCAGCATAGCTTGCGTACATTAACCGCCCTATATGAATACGACGATTTTATGGATAGCTTGAGTATAGTAGCTGACATGGGATCTGGTTCAGGTTTAGACATTGAATGGTGGGCCACTCGTGAAACTCGTGACGATACTCCAGAACCACACAATTACCTGTGCTACGCCGTAGATATAAATCAGAACATAGTAGAAGATCGAGTTAGGGATTTAGAAAACGTAAAGGTAATAACTGGATCTTTTGAAGAAAGGCGAACACCAAGAACGGTGGATTTAATTTGGTGTCATGACGCATTTCAGTACGCAAAAAATCCATTGCAGACTCTTAAAGTTTGGAATGAAACTATGAATACTGATGGTATGATGGTTATTACAGTTCCACAGTTTCAGAGTTATCAGTATAATCGCATGGTCACCCGCAGTGTTAATGGATGTTTCTTTCACTATAATGCTTGCAATCTAATTTACATGCTGGCAGTCAACGGTTTTGATTGTCGCGATAGTTATCTTCTTAAAGAAGCCAATGATCCTTGGTTGAGTGTGGCTGTTTATAAAAGTAAGGTCCCTCCAATGGATCCATCTACTACCAGCTGGCATGACTTGGCTGCCGCCGGACTATTAAATCCCAGCGTAATGGATTCGTTAAACAAGTATGGACACGTGAGACAAGAAGAATTAATATTTAAATGGTTCGATAAAGATTTCTATTTCGTTAAGGATTAACATGAAGATTGTGGTAATATCGGGTGGATTTGATCCCACACACACAGGGCATATCGATTACTTTTACGCCGCCAAGCAGCTGGGTGATATGTTGGTAGTTGGCGTAAACAGTGATGCCTGGTTGCAGCGCAAGAAGGGACGAGCATTTATGCCCATGACTGAACGTTTTAGTATTGTTAATGCAATGAAGCCAGTGGATCACACTATGGAGTTTGATGACAGTGATGGTTCAGCCTGTGCTCTGCTGGAACATGTCAAGCGAGTATATCCAGATGACGAGGTTATCTTTGCCAACGGCGGAGATCGTACTAAAGATAACATTCCTGAAATGTCAGTTACAGGTGTGTCTTTTGCCTTTGGTGTAGGTGGTGAGTATAAACGCAACAGTAGCAGTTGGATACTGGAAGAATGGAAGGCACCCCGGACTGAACGTGTCTGGGGGTATTATCGCGTATTACATGAGGTTCCTGGCATGAAAGTTAAAGAACTCACTGTGGAACCCGGTCAGAGTCTCAGTATGCAACAACACAATCATCGTGCTGAATACTGGATGGTGTCTGAGGGCTCCTGTGTGGTAAACAGCCGGCTGGACAGTGGGTACAAAATGCCACCTCGGAAACTGACTCGACACCAGGAATTCCGGATACTCGTAACTGAATGGCATCAGCTGACCAACCCATTTGATGTTCCCTGTAAAATTGTAGAAATACAATACGGGCACAAGTGCATCGAAGAAGATATCCAACGACTGTAATAAATACCTGATGAGATACTTAATTAACATAGTTGAAGACTACGGTCTCCCCACACCCGCTGAGCTAAATGCTTTTAAATCAGTAATTGCTGCTAAAATTAAAAAATTACCAGCTGACGACAATACTGCAAGGACTCTTAAAGAAATTGAAGAGCTGTTGCAACACGTCCACGCCGGCGGTCGAATGGGCATGATCAACGGGCAATTACATGAAATTAATGATCCAGCTGTCATGGCATCACAAAAGCGACTCGCGCAGTACATTGCCGGTATGGAAGTATCACCAGATGATCGTGCTGAATTGTTTTCATTATGGAAGGCAGATAAGCTAGTCAATATTGGTGCATTATTGTCCAAGAAGAATAAAACATTTGCTGATATTTTTACACAATATGGTAAAAACACCGCCATCACTGAATTAGTTGATGATGTTATGGCTGAGACAGCATTGGGTCAAGGCAAGGGTGAATTTGGCTTAAACGTGCTGAGCAAGTCAGTATCTAAGCCTGGAAAACTTGTCGGGGCTTCCCCA